GTATTACGTAGACCGTGATGTAATGGTTTAGGCCAGTATCCAGATGACACCCAAGCATAGCCGTTATGTTCTTCATTTAGGATTGGTATGAATTCATCTTTAACAGCACATAGATATGTGTGGAATTGAAACTGTTCATCAAACGATATAAAAGTTTCTAAGGGTATTGTTTTTTCTATAGTTGGTTCAAATCCAACTTCTTCTGTTATTTCTCGTTTAAGTACTTCCCAAGGAGTTTCTTTACCTTCTCCGGTCCCACCAACTAACCCCCATAAGTTTTTAGTTTTGCCTTGAGTACGATGTAATAATAGAAATCGTTGTGTGTTTAGGCTGTAAAAAAGAGTACCACTACAAATTATCTTGTTCATAAAAGTAGTTAGCCATTGAGGTCGACTCTCCAGGTGCCTCCTGGATAAAGTCCTTCGACACTTAATAACCACTCGTCGCCGTCCCAGCGATATTGTACACCTGTATTTAAATTTGTAACATATGTTACTTCTTTTTTAGTGCTTGCTTCGAATACAACTTCCCATGCATTTCCATTCCATTCAACAATATCGTTTCGTTTTGCAACTAAGTCAGTATTATTATCTGCCTTCCAAGCATCAGCGCCATCAGTGTTAGATGCATCGCCAATGTCATTTAGTAGTAATACTCGTCCACCAAGTCCTTTGGTTGTTGCTGTAGGTACTGTTTTTTGCGGATCAATGATGTAGTCAATAGTTGTCCATTGATTACTATGTCTAATTGGTCCTTCAATAATACTATTACTTGGAAACGAATCTATATCCCAATTAATAATTAATTGTGTTTCGTCCATTGGATTCATACTGATTGTACCAGTGATTGTAGTTTTAACTTCGTTAAGTTTTGTAAAGAATATTCTACTAATACCATCTTGGTATTGCCCTGGATGTGTATCAAGTATTTGCCTCCAGTTAGTTGCACCTACTATACCACGCTTTTCAATTTGTGCTAATGAGCCTTCTATGTAAACTCCGTAATCTTGATAGTTTGTACCAACTACATGTTTTGCCGCACCAGTTTGAACAGACCTATTACCACTCTGGTCAACAACTCCGGCTACGATACTATCATCATATGCATTTAGTGTAGGCATGCTTAATCCTAAATCTAATGTTCCGGTGTTTTCATCAAATATACTTGTAATAATATTTGTAATAACACCAAGTCTTTTAACTTTTACTGGCGGACTAATATAAATGGGTGTACTAAATGTTAAGGTTGAAACATCAATCTCGCTATCGACGCCTACTGGTACACTTCTTGAACTCCACGTAACACCGTCTAGCATAACAACACTTAAACTTGTCCAGTCAATATAATTATCTGTAGTTTGTAATTCTAAACTAGGGTTAAACAACACTAGTATTTGTTCTAATATCTGTAACTTCATATCAGTATTAGTTGACCAAATATCACAATTGAATGTTAGTTTATATGGTGTAGGCATTAAGCGTTCAACAGTATAGTTTTTACCTTCGTAATTTAAATACTCTTGACCATCTGCATCGTATGCACGTTCTCTAATATTAACCTTACTAACATAACTTGCATCACTTGTACGTTCTCGATCTAATTCCATACCTGTAATATGTACAGCAATCCGTGGCGCACTCGGTACTTTGTTTTCACTATTGTCACGTATAATGTTTGCAACTTGTCTAGTCAAATCACCGTATGTTACAGGAATCTGTGTTAAGTTTCCTTTACCGTCTTTGACAGAAAAGTTACTCATTAGTCTTACCATCTGTGTAACGTAGCGCCTTACTTGGCCGTCATAAAAATGTTCCATTAATTATCTGCCTTTGGACGTAGAGCCTTTGAAAGACTTTGTTTCTCTTTAACTGTTTCGCCACCAATTACTGATTCTTGGGTGTTATTAATAAATGTTGTTTTTTGTGTATTACGTGTATCAGTATTTGTAAGATCAACTCTAATACCGTCTTGTAATTTAATCCAACGGTTGCCGTCGTATTTAAATAATCTTTTAGGCATAAAGTCTGTCCTCATAAAGTAGTCTCCGTCTATCGGAGTGGTTGGAAAACTAATACCCATACCATATGGAGCACCATTGTTTCCTTCGACGCCGAGTAAATATCCTTGATACCCTGCTCTATCAGGACGTTGGCTTATAGCATCTGCTTCGATACCTATGTTACTTGCATCTATTTCTTCGCTATCAGCAGTCTGAAGTGCAACAGTTCCGTCATCATTAGTTGCTAGTGTATAGTAATGTCCTGTATCGTATCCTGATTTAGGTGCGTCTGCTTCCGCTTGGGCAACAACAGCATTATTAATTTGCATTTCTTTTTCGTATGTTGATAGCATATCTCGTAATGTGTCAGTTGAACCTTCCTCAGCAGGAAGATCAAGTATTTCTTTAAACTCTTGCGAATCAACTATTTGTTTTAGTTTTAGTCTATATAAGTGTGGATACCATGTAGGTGAAAATCCTTCACTTGCTCTGTTTACATCTTCTACAACGTAAAACCGTTTTAGTGCTACTTCGTGATCGTTAAGTGCATATTCGTCTTTTAAATGAGGAAGTTCAATTACGTCACCGCTTATAATCTTTCTACCCATAGTTTTTACACTACTTGTTATTGGTATTGTCATAAACAATGTATCGTTACTTAAGAACAATCCAAATTGACTCATATCAAAGTCTATATCTTGTACATTATAAATGCCTCGCATTGTATAAATGTCCGGATCATATTTTCGATCTCTATTTTCAAGGAATAACATATCTTGTATGTTAGTTGTTGCAACAGCATTATAGCGAGGCTGGTCCGCAGTTGCATCGGCTTCTTCAGGATTCTCAGGTCCGAGATACTTGTGTACGTGAATATCAGTTCCACCCACAGTAAACATTTCATGGATTTGCTTATCCATAAAATGAAAATCGTTACCTTTCTCCGGTTTATATAAACTTATTCTTGGCATACACATATTTATCGTTAGTAAGTCAATACGATAAATACTAATGGAGACTATAAACATGGCTGACCTAGCAACTAAAAAACAAGAGATTTATGATTATGTTTACGCACTATTAGGCGGCGGCATGATTGATGTTGAACTTGACCCTATTCATTATAAGACTGCCCTTGATAAAGCATTATCGAGATTTAGACAACGCAGTGATAATTCAGTTGAAGAATCATATGTGTTTATGCCCACAGTAGAAGATCAGAATACATATGTATTACCTGACAATGTAATCGAGGTTCGAAAGATATTTAGACGTTCAATTGGATCACGATCAGGCGGCGGAGACGGCGGAACATTATTTGAACCATTTAACATGGCATATACAAATACTTATATGCTGTCAAGTTCGAACATGGGCGGATTAGCAACATATGATATGTTTAGTCAGTACCAAGAACTTGTAGGACGTATGTTTGGTTCATATATTGAATTCAAATGGAATACGGCTACAAAAGAACTAACAATGTTACAGCGTCCACGTACACAAGAAACATTGTTATTATTTGCATACAATTTTAGAGCAGATGAACAACTATTAAGTGACTACTTAGCAAGTCAGTGGATTAAAGACTATACACTTGCAACATGTAAATTTATGTTAGGTGAAGCACGTTCAAAGTTTGCACAAATTGCAGGACCACAAGGCGGATCAGCATTAAATGGAGATGCACTCAAAGCAGAAGCACAAGCCGAACTTGAAAAATTAGAACTAGAAGTTTCTCAACAAGTTGCTGGCGGAGCAGGATACGGCTTTTTAATTGGTTGACAAATCTTATGTTTGATAGTATTATTATACTATGCATTATGAGATTACACCTTTATTTTCAACACCCTTATTACAAGCAAATATTGGACCATTAGATCCAATAACGTTAGCATGGCTAAAACGCTTGGAGTGTCCACCTAGCACGGTTGCACAGTATGGTAATGAAGAAGAGTTACCTGAGACTGAACGAGGATTTAATATTCTTAATCATTCAAAATTACTAGGACTACAACAACTAATTAAACGTGCAGTAGATCATTTTGCATACACTACTTTAGATGTAGCCGACGATGTTGAGTTTAGATTAACTACTAGTTGGCTTAATAAAATGGATGTAGGTACCGATATAGAGTTACACAATCATGCTAATGCTGTAATCAGCGGAGTATATTATCCCGAAGTTGGTCCAACAAGTAATTCAATTACATTTAAAAAGAATAGACAACATTTAAATAGTTTTCCTGAGCATGTACGTCCTAATACAAAAGGAAATTATAATCAATATTCAACAGGTTCATGGACTGTAAAAC